TTTTACAAATTATCTGTACTTTAGTCATAGTATTTTTATATTGTACTTTACTATAATCATATTTATCTTCATGTGTTTTTATAAATCTTTGGAGAACTTCTTCCTGTGTAAGTTTTTTAGTTCTTTTGCAAATTGGACATCCGTTTCCATTAATATGATTATTTGGTTTTTGATAAAAAGTATTATTACATTTTTTACAAATTATCTGTACTTTAGTCATAGTATTTTTATATTGTACTTTACTATAATCATATTTATCTTCATGTGTTTTTATAAATCTTTGGAGAACTTCTTCCTGTGTAAGTTTTTTAGTTCTTTTTTCCACTTCTTCCACTTCTTCCACTTCTTCCACTTCTTCCACTTCTTCCACTTCTTCCACTTCTTCCACTTCTTCCACTTCTTCCACTTCTTCCACTTCTTCCACTCCCTCGTTTTTATTTGACAGGATTATATCTAAGTCCGTAACGGACTTAGATATAATTTTATTTTATTTTAATATTTTTTTGATATTTGGTGGTATCTATCTTAAGAGATTGTTCTACTAAGTAATCAATGCTTTCGTTAAGAGGTCTAGCCATACATATACCATTAATACATACTTGTCCAGTCATCCCTTCCATAGCAGCTTTACCATCTTCTCTAATACTTTCAAAAAGACTTCTTGATTCTTCCATAAGTTGAGGATGAACTTCACCTTGGAGAGCTTTTTTATACCCAGTCATTTCCTGAAGTAACTCTTTAAGTCTGTCTTTTGGAGAAATTTCTTCGCCTTCCGCTAAGAATTCTTGAATTAAAGCATTATCGTGGGACGGATTTGCAACTACATCAAAAGTTAAACCTTTAATATCATCCGCAAGAACTACTGTAACACCATTTTCATTTTTAGTACTACCAAATGCTCTTAAAGAGAATCCTATACTTATATTATCTTTAAGAAGGTCCCTAACGATACGACCACTCGGTGTATTAAGAGTTTCTACTTCGGCATATATCTTCCCATCTATGAAATCTAGTTTTCTAAAAAGTACACAAACGTTCTGTAAAAGAATAGTACTACTTCTTTTCATTTTAGCAGCCATATCCCCTTGAGGTTGTGGATGATCTAATTCTCCAAGTAATTTGCGAGTTCTAGCTTTATCCCTTAATTGATAGACAATGGCTTGTAAAGTCTCGCTTGGGTACATTCTCTTATTATTATTGATTACATTAGCTTCTTGAAGTACTGCTCTAAAAATTAATCTAGAATCTGTGGTTCCTGGAACCACAGATTCTTCTAAAATTTTTATATTATTATTTGAGACATAAGCCTCTTCCGATATAGATTGAAACATTATTTATTCCTTTGGTTGTCAATATATTTGTCTTTAGATTTATTTTATTTATACTTTTGTTAAGTATAAATTTATTTTAAGATTTTTAAATTCTTCCAAATATTTAAAATCCTCAGGAATTTTTTTATCATCAAATTGCAATTCTTTTATAAAATTAAAAGTTTCCTTACATTTAATATATATTTCGAAATTGGTATTAAATTTTTTAGTTTCAAACTGAATTTTACAAATGGTTAAAATAAATACGAATGGTAATGGTTCAATATCAAAAATTATAGAAATTTTTTTTTCCTTATTTAATTTAGATAAGGATTTATATAATTCACCCAAATATTCATAATTATTTTTAAAATTAAAATCGGTTACCTTTTTTTCATTTTCGAATTTAACTAAAAGGGAATTTTTATTTATATTAATTAAAAAACTTAATTTATTCATTTATTAGGGTTCCGATAATATTATTTATATTTTTTACTGGTTTATAACCAAGAACTTTATATAATTTAAAAACAGAAGGTATTCTTTTCGAAGCCCCAATACTAATATTATTTTCGTCATTTGGAGATATAAATGAAATAAAAGTTTTCTTATCGTGAATTTCTTCTAAAAGATAATTTATATATTTTTTTTGATTTTCGTTTAGTTTATTAAACTCGTCTTTATCAATAAGAAAATTTTGAAGAATATGTTTGTAAAATTCTAAATATTTATAAGCTAATTTTAGTATGCTAATTTCGTTTTTAGAGCAAGCGATATTAATAATTGAATTTATTATTTTCGTTTCTTCGTTAATTGTAAAAGCATCTTCTTTATAATTTTCTTTATAATTACTTAATAATTCTAAAGCGTTAACTGTATCGGAAATATCGGTAAATGTTCTACTTTGTTTACCATCCCCATAAATAATAAAAGGTTTTAAACTAAGTACCGGATAATCTTCTCTTGGGATATTTTTCAAAGCTCTTATATTGGATTTAATCGTTTCTAAATTTTCTTTAAATATTTTATTAAAATTTGATATAACAAAACCTTCTTTTTGACCAGGACCAACTATATTAAATAATCGTGTGACTATTACCTCCTGATTAAAATCTTTGCCAAAATTTAATAATAGGTTCTCGGCTGTTAATTTTTGAAGAGCGTATTGTGGACGATATTTATCTTTTAAAATATTTATACTCGTGCTCTCACATTCACTCATATTCTCCTGTTCCCCATATACTTCGGAAGTACTAGCAAAAATAATTTTATTGAATTTGAGTTTTTTATTAAAATCAACTAATTTTTTTAAATAATTATAAAAATTGAAATTTAAAATATAATCATCTATGGAATGATTTTCCGTAACCTTTTCTGGTCCCAAGTTAGAAGCAAGGTGAAAAATATTTATATTATTACCATCATCTTCTTCATATATCGTATTTAAAAAATCTAAATTATTATAAGCATCTTGAACCATGTCAAATCTAAAAAAGTGCAAATCATTTTTATTAATTAATTTGTCCTTAATTACTTCTAGTTCCGAATGTTTATATTTGTCGATTACTATAACCTTATGCTCTTGATTTAATAATTTTTTAGTCAAATGTAATCCAATAAATCCACTTCCTCCGAAAATTATAGATACTTTTCTTTTTTTAAAAGTATCCAATAATTCTTTATTTTCTTCTTCTTCTAATTTCATTTAATTCCCTATTTAAAATATTTTTATTATTATCTCTTGGTTTGAAACGGATTTTTCACGATTTATTATTTGATCAGAGTATTTATGTAATAAATATTTTTTTGCTATTTCATTATCGGCCATAATATTATATTCTTTTATAGTTTTGTATTGATTAGAGTTTAATAAATACTGAGCTCCAATATTATAATCTTTCATGTATTTATAATTATCAGGAATATAAAATTTATAATATTCTTTAAAAAGACTATCATCAAAATTATCTAAATTTGGTCTAACTACTACATCACATAATTCCGAAATAATTCTATGGTCTTCATGAATATCTGGAGCAAGAGTAACTAAAATATTTTCTTCAATTTGATTAGTAGCTACTTTAACCCAATTTTCTAATAAATTTCTAATAGTTTTTTTATTTTTGTAAAACAATGTATCTATTGGATCTGGAGCAATTTCTATATTTGGTTCATTATCCAAAAATAAAAATAATGTTTTTATATTCTGTAGTTGAATATTTACGCGTTCATATTTAAAACTAGAACTATGTTTATACAACCCAGAACTTGCTATAAAAATATTTACTTTATCTTCTGGTTTTATTTTGTATTTTATAAAACAAAATAAACCATATTCGATATCATCTAAATGTGCTACTACTATATTATACGTTCGTTGTATTCGTTGATCTTGATTCATTTTATTTTCCTGGTATTGTTATGGTATTGTTATGGTATTGTTATGGTATTGTTATGCTTGTATTGAATTCTAACCGTTCTCTTCCAAAGAATTTTAAATTGAAATTAAGTAAGTTAGATTTATGTATTAATATATTTTTCATAAAATTATTTTCGATATTGTATGGCCATGAAAAATATCCCGGTTTTTTATTTAATAAAATATCGGATACAATTAACATTTTTTCAATTTCTTCCTTAAATATTTCAGAACATAATTTTAAACCTTTAAATGAAGAACCAGATGAAATTTTTGGATAATTTATTTCATTTATTAAAGGACCTTTAAAAGAACATTTAATATGATTGACTCCATGCAATCCTATAAAACAATTATATTTTGAATCTAAATCTTCGATTTCATTAATTTCATTTGAACACATATAATAATTTAAGTCATTTTGATTATGCGCATCAAAACATGTTATAAAATCTTTATTTGGTCTTTTATCATTATTTCTTAAAATTCCTAAAGAAATAAAAAATATTTTTTTATTCGGTAGTTTTTTTAATTCGTTTAAATATAAATAATTACTATATAAACCATCATCAAATGTTAAAACCGCTTCTGGATCATTTTTAGAAATATTTTTTATAATTTGCATTATTGAATCATTTATTTCGTGAAATAGATACACTTTGTTTTTTATATTTTCCATATTAATCCTATAATCTTTATTTAAAATATCTTTTACCATAACCCAGGTACTCAACTAAATCCGGTCCATTATAATCATCTTTAGTTAAATTTTTTAATATTGTTCTAAATAAATCATTTCTTATTGCGCCAAATTTGAGTATTCTTTTTCTTATATCGTTATCTAAAAATGGAGAAACTATTAATAAATCTTGTAAGTTATTGAGTTGTAATCCATAATTAAAGTATCTAAAATAAAATTTCAGATACTTTTTTATTTTTTTAAAAAAATTCATATTAATCCTTTTAATATTTTTTCAACTTCTTCAAAATATCCAATTCGAATTATTCTTATATTATTCTCTAAACAATACTCTGTTTTAATTTTATCCCGTTCTTGAGTCTTTAAGAATCCTTCTAATCCACCGAAATATTCTACTGGTTCGAAATGTTGTTTTCCATCGTACTCAATAACAGTATTTAAATCTTCTAGATAAAAATCAAATCTATAATTATCGAATAGTTTAACCTCTTGGGAATATTTGATATTATTAGATTCTAGAAATTCTCGAACTTTTCTTTCACCTTTAGATTCCTTAATTTTTTTAGCGCACTTTGGACAACCAGAACCATTTTTATGATTATTCGGTTTTTGAAAAAAACTTCCATGTTCTGGACATATTATTTCCACTGGTATTTTAGCGTTGGTATAATTTACTTTACTATAATCGTATTTGGTTAAATGTACCGTTTTAAAATCCTCTATGGCTTCCAAGGTATTTAATTTTTTTCTATGTGTGCATCTAATACAACCAACTCCTCGATAATGTTTTCCGGCGTTAATTAAAAATTCTCCATGTTCTGGACAAATTACGACAATATTTTTTTTAGTATTAATAAAATTAGTTTTTGAATAATTATATTTATTCCCAAATAATTGTTCTAATTTATTAAAAAAAATATCCTCTGTCAAACTACCATATTTATTACATTTTGGACACCCAGAACCAGATTTATGGTCATTTGGTGTTTGTAAAAATTCTCCATGTTCTGGGCAAATGATTTCTACTTTGGTCATTATATTTTTATATTTGACTTTACTATAATCATATTTATCAGAATGAATTTTTTTAAATTCTATTATGATATCTGATTTAGATTTTTTTTTATTCTTTTGACAACTTGGGCAGTTGGAACCCTGCCAATGTACTACGGGTTCCTGAAAAAAACTACCATGTTCCGGACAAATAATTTCTACTTTAGTTCTGGAATGAATGTAATCGACTTTACTATAATCATATTTATCCCCATGAATTTTTTTAAAACGTTTTAGTACTTCGTTAATCGATACTCGTTTCGACATATTAATTCCTATTCAAATATTAACGAATCTCTAATATTTTTTCTAGTCTGTATATTTATAATTTCATCCTTAATCGGATCCGAAACGTAATCAACCGCTTCCGACTCCTGAAGGGATATCTCAGTATTATGAAGATTTATATATTTATTACCCCATTTAATTGGATTAGTTTTTACTTCTGGATTAATAGGTTTTAAACCTATTGCTAAAAGTCTTTGATTTACAAGATACTTTGTATATTGTTTACTAATCTCTGCATTCATTCCTGGAAGATTTCCTTTTGAGAATAAATGATCTGCCCACTCAAATGATTCTTCTTGAGCTTCGAAATATGCATCATATATCCAAGGTTTTAATCTTTGAACTACTTTTTCAAAAAGAACGTGTTTCTTTAAAGAATTAAATAAATACTGCGTTAAGGCTAAGTGTTGTTTTTCATCTCGTTGAATAAATTGTAGTAATCTTGAACTACCAGCCATTTTCCCACAGAATTCAGTGATACTCCAAATAGCCATGAACCCCGGATAAAAGTGAATTCCTTCCAAAATATTCATACTAATAATAGCTTTGATAATATCTTCTAGAAGTTCTTCAAACTCTTCGTCTAAAATATCAATATTGTTTTTAGTTTTATAAAGATAAGTAATAATACTATCATATAATTTATTTGGTTCGCGTACCGTTGTAGCAGCTGCTTTAAGAAGAACTTTATTATTCCAAATATTATTAAAAATGATATCCGGATCAGTATATAAATTCTCAACCATATAACTATAAGTTCTCGAATGTATTCTACTTTCTTGGAACTCTTGTTCAAGAAGACAAGCTTCGAATTCTGGATTAGTAGTTAATTGACCAAATGTTAATAATGGACTACGACCTTGTAAAGAATCTAAAAATACTAATCTAGATAACTGTTCCGAATAAACAAAGTTTTCTACTTCGACAAAGGATTCTTTATCTAATTTATCTTTTTGTAATTTAATTTCTTCCGGAAACCACATCTGTCTTTGAATGGTCATAGCCATATTACTTAAAAAATTAAAATTATTTTTATCATATCTTTGTGTATTTCTAGCTTGTCCAAAAAAAAGTGGTTCTGCTACGGTATCTACCTTTTCTAAAGTATAAACATCATATTTAGTTTTCTTTTCTTCGATAAAAGCACTATCGTCCAGAATTAATAATTCTGGACTTTCACCACGTGGATAATTTTTTAAATCTTCCTCTAAAGAATGGTTATGCATAATATTCCTTATGTTTTAATTTATCTATTAATTTAGTACTTGGGTACCCAAGAACGTTTATATTATTTTTAATACAATATTTAATTAAATACTTCACTATTTTTTTATTCATAAATTCAAATTCGTCTAAAAATATTTTATTTGGTTTTTTAAATTCTAAAATTTTTTTAAGTTCTTTTTTGGTATTTGGTAATATAGAAACCATTGTTTTAGTTTTTCCATAAACCGTTCTGGCAATATTATGTGTAATTACGAATAAAATATTATTGTTTGGGTCTTTTTCTTTATTTGCTTTTTTAATTAATTTTGTTGTTTTCCCACTTTGTCTATTTCGATATTTTAAATCTATTTTTATTTTAGATTTCATATTGGTCCTTTTTTAATTCAATTATTTTTTATATTTTTCCAGAATTCGATAGCTTTAATAACTTTATTAACTCTACCTATATCCCTTTCCATAAAATGAACATTTAATAATTTTTTTAAATGTTCATTTAGTTTTTGTATTCGGTATTCTATAAATTCTTCCGGTATATGTTCTATATTTTTCGTACCATATAAATATTCCGTTTTGGACATAGTTATCCTTTAAAATAAGTATCTTGTTTTTTATAATACTTCTTAAGTTTTTTAATACCCTTTTTATTGTCGTATTGTAGTCCATCGATAATAATTCCAGTACAAATTCCTCGTTTTAACATATCTTCTGAATCTAACCAAAAATCTTTTCCATGATTTAAACGTTTCCATTCTTTTTTAGTAAAATATTTTTGAGCAATTCCTAAAAATTTATCCAAATGTTTTTTAGAAAATTTAACTCTATTTATCATATCCGACATTTTTCCAACAGCTCCACCAGAACTATGATGAAACATAATTCTTGAATTTGGATAAATATATCTATTTTTTAAAGAAATAAATGTGAATGCTCCAGCACTAGAAGCATGAGAAGTAATCGTTACACTAATTTTATCTAATCTATTTTCTCTTTCAAAAACTTTTTCTAAGTCTTGTAAAGTATTAATAAATTGTTGACACTCTGTAACATAACCACCATTACTAGATATATAAATTCTTAATGTATCTAAAGAAGGATTAATCATTCTTAATTCATCTAGAATTTTATAAAGACTTGGTTCATCATTTAAGAATCCATCTAAGTTTAATAAGTATAATTTTGGATGAATATATTTATTTTTCTTTTTATCAATAAGTATTGGTTCTTGTGGTTCTACAGTTAAATGATGTTTTTTCGCAGCTATATTATAAAGCTTGCCTTTTTGTTCTTTTTTTGGTTCAGGTGTTTTTTTAATTTCGGTTGGTTTAGTAATTTTCTTTTTCATATTTTTCCTTTAAAATTATAATTTTAAGGATGTACTATAATGTACATCCACCTCCAGAACAACCTTCAACATCTGAAATAACTTCTTGGAGTTCTTCCGTATCGTTATCTGTTTTAGTTTTAGCATAATACAATGTTTTAATTCCAAATAATTCCGTAAATAAATCTCTTCTTATTACTTCTGATTTTGGAATTTTAGAATTGGGATATTTAGTAAAATCTACGTATTCGTTAATACTAATTGCTTGGTCGATGAACTTTTGCATAATCGCAATAAGTTTCCAGTACTCAATAATATCTAAATTCCAGGATGAATTATAAGTATAAAATTCCTCAAATTCTTTAGAGTTTGGAAGGATAGCCGTAATTTTCATATTATTGTCCTCAATACTATATTCCGCTCCATTTACTGGGGGATTGATACCAGATATCATATTACCAGGTCTACTTGAATTTGAACTAGGAACTGCTGTAAGTAAGGTACTATTTCTTAAACCATATTTTTGAATATCTTTTCTAAGAAGTTCCCACATATTTGCGGAAATACTTTTCTCTTCACCATCTTCAAATTTAATAACATCTTTTAAATCATATAGTTTATCTACATTCTTTTCATAAGTATCTATTGGTAAAATACCTTTCGAATATTTAGTATCTGCGAAATAATTACAAGCGCCTTTTTCTTTAGCTACTTCGTTACTAGCTTTTAAACCATAGTATAGAAATTCTTCAAATACCATAGCAGTTAATGCTCTAGCTTCTTTAGTATCATAATTAAAACCGTGTTTAGCTAACATATAAAAATAATTTCCTGGACTAATACCAAGAGCTCTTCTATTCTTAGTAAATTTTTCAAATGGTTTAATATCCTGATAATCTTGTTTATCAATCATTTCATCTAGGAAATATACCATTAAGAACATATTTTTTTCTAATTGTTTTTTACGTTCTTCTGTATCAGTACTTAAGTTACCAAAGTTAATTCCACCAAGAATACAAGAGAATATTTCTCCAAAGTTCAAAGTAAATTTATTATCAAATGTATTGGTCGTATCTAAGAAACTTAAATGGATATCTACTACCCAAGCATTCTTCTCATCGATAATACCATATCTAATAAATCTATATAACTGGTACCATTTACCATCTTTATAAAGACCTTCTATAAATAATTGATAATCATTTTGATCCAAAACATTAATAAAGTAATCTTCATCTGGAAAACTTGGTAATGCTATTTCCGTACATAAATTCGAGGTATATACTGGTAAATCAAATGCGCTATGTTCTTGCATATGTCTAGCATTTACTTTATAATTTCTAGCAGTGATATATCTTTCATGAAAGTATCTATCTTCTAAAGAAGACGCTTTGATTACTTTTCTAAATATTTTTCCTTCTTCGGCTAGTTTCTCGTATTTAAGATACTCTGCTTCAAATTCATCTGTACCGATAATACTGTATAACTCTCCAACATCGTTCATAAAGAATAAAGAAATATCCTCATCATTATCAAGGCGTTTTCTAAATAATGGGTCAAATACTATAGCATGATCTGAATGTCTGACGGAAGCTTCGTCCGAACCTTTGTTATTTTTAAGTTGTAAAATATCTTCTATTTCAATATGGAAAAAAGGATAATAATTTGTAATTGCTCCAGAACGACCAGAATTTGGTTGAGTACTACTTCTAGAAATTGCCTCGTTAGCTTTTGCATAAGGAGTTATACCAGTATGTATTTCAAAACCATTTCCAATATCTGCTCCAAGTCCTCTAATATTTCCTATATTTGCTCCAATACCTGCTCGAAGTTTAGTAATTAATTTATATAAAGATTTGCTTCCATTTGCTATAGCTTCGATACTATCTCCAAAGTCAAGACCGGAACATGATGTCCAGCCTTTCATATTCGTACGAATACCAACCATTCCAGGAGTAGGTAAAAATATATCGAATACAGCTAATGCTTGATAAAATTCTAGAACCATTTTCGCTCGAAATTCTTTATCTTCTATACTCGCAAAGATATATAAAGGAATTAAAAAGAATATTTCTTGAGGAGTCTCAATAGGTTTATTATCTCTTTTAATACTGTACTTCTTAATAAGTTGATTTAATCCTAAATAAGTAAATCTTAAATCGTTATCATAATTAATGCATTTTGCTAATTCATTTATTTCTTCATCCGAATAATAAAAGAATATTTCTTTATCATAATATCCTTTTCCGGCTCTTTCTCTTAGTAAAGCTGAGTCAAACGCTGGAGTATATCCACCATAAATATCTTTGTAAAGATCTTGCAGCATAAGTCTCGCAGGGGGATATTGAGAATCTGGATTATTTTTATCAATCACATCGGCTGCCGTAAAAATAGCGGCTTTTTGGATTTCTTCTGATTTCATTTCTTGTTTTAAACGTATTTTAAAACTACTAAAAATTTCAAATGGGTCTACATTTAAATCTTTACAAGCGTATTTAAAATGCTTGAGTATTTTTTCGGAGTTAAATGGTTCAATTCTTCTAGTCCCATTTTTCTTTCTTTTTATTACGGTATAATTTTCCATATTTTTCCCTTAATTAAAAATGTTTGTTTATTGTTTATTGTATCTAATATATCTATAAAATCTGTATGACGTACGTTAGTTGTTTAACCTTTTAAATTCGTGCGTTTTTATCTATAGTTAACTATCAGTACACACACTATGAATAGTTAACTATCAATAGTTATTCGTTTTATAAAATTCCTAGCTAACAGATTTTAAAATAAACTTAAATTCTGTTCTTGGATCCCCTA